ATTATTAAATTTTTAACTGATGATGTGGGATGTGGTACATATGATGAAGATAAAATTAAAAAGTGTATTGAAAGTACATCATTTAGTAAGATGGTAAAAATGAATAAGGAGGCCAGTTACCCAATGAGTAAAGAATATTTTAAACACCAAAATTGGAAAGACATTCTCACTAAAAAACAACGAAAGAGAATTGAAAAAAAGTTTCACAAAGAAATGTTGGAATTTGGATATGAAATATGATATATAATAATAAGGAGAAGTTATAATGCATAAAATAGTAAGGTTATTGATGATACTTGGAATGGTTTCAATGCTATCATCACAATCTCAAATTATAGTAAAAAATACAATAAATGGATACGCTACAGTAGGTGATAATGTGACATTTGGAAGTCCGTATTTATTTTCTTTAATAAAAAGTGATGATTGGTTTGCTACGATTTTTGTTAATCCATCATGGAATCCAGATGGAATTGAGTTTGAAGAATTATTTTACAAACCCTATTCTGATAAGTTCACACTTGCAGTTGGTCAATTAGCAATACCACTTGGTTCGAATATTATGTATCTTGATTTTACAAGACAAGATATGTTTACTTACCAAACAAGTGAGAATGTAGGATTGATACAAATTGGTCGTGGTCTTAGCCTTTATGGTGGACTTGGAAACTTTTTTATAGAAACTTATTATGGTTCACATTTAGAAAATGAATGGGAAGGATATTCTGTTGGAAGGGTATCTTATGATATAAAAGGACAATCTATAGCAGTATCGGCAGACAATAAAGGTTCTCAAATAATCGATGTAGTTGGTTGGAATAAGTATATTGATTATATTGGAGAATATAGTTTAAGTGATGATTATCAATGGGTTAGGGCAGTTATAAAACCAACTGGAAAACCAACTGGTATTTCATTACTCGCAGGATATGAAACCTTTGACGGTGAAAGTAAACCATTATATGGACTTATGTGGGCTTATGATGGAGAACGCCGTTATATTTCTACAGAATTTAGTGGTGAAGGTGATATTAAAGTTAAATTAGGCTGGGGTCTTGATATGTTATATTTAGGAGGAAAAGAAAATGACTAAATTTTTAAAAGGTTTCTTGGCTATGGCAGGTGCAGTACTCGCGTGGTCAAGTCTTGAAATTACAGGAAGTTACATATTTGCAGAAGGTGCAGGAACGGTAACTTTGTTATCAACAAGATTTTTGTTTGCTACATTGCTGTTCGGAGGAACTATTTTGTTTCAAAAATATAGAACTGGTGAAAATCTATTTCGTATAGAAAAACAAGATTATAAGTATTTTTTTGGTAATGGTATTTTCTTGTCATTACATTTACTTACATATTGGTTCGCCTGGGAATATCTTGATCCTAACTTAGCAGTAATCTATGGTATTTTCTATATGTATCCACTTGTATTGATACTTTTAGCGGTATTTTACTTTGGAGAAAAGTTTAGTAATAATAGAAAGATAGCATTAGGACTTGGAACGATTGGTGCATTATTTGCCTGTGAGTTTCTACCTTCTTTTTCAACAGAACATCTTAATACGACTGGTATACTATTAGATATTGCAGCAGTTGTTACTTGGGTTGGATATTTGTTAGTAGGACAAAATATAATGAAGAAGTATAAACCACTTACAATCGTGTTTTATGATTTTTTACAAGTGTTTGTTTATGTTTCATTGTTTCAGTTACCAACAGTTACGATTTCTGAACTTAATCCACATAATCTATTAGCTATTTTATATTTGGCAGTGGTTGCAAGTTTTATTGCATATCTATGTTATTGGACAGCAGTGAAAAATATTGGAGCTAGCAATTCAGGTATATTTGAACTCTCTACACCTATTATTGGTGTATCTCTTGCATTTTTATTTTTAACTACAGTACCAACATTGTATCAAGTTGGTGGATTGTTAATGTTAGTGGGTAGTACTTATTTAACATATAGAGAAAGGGAAGTAGTATATGACCAATGAAGAATACATATTAGATTGGTTTAAAAATCATATATGGGCAAGACCAAAACCATCAAATATATGTGATGGAGTTGGTAGTTTTGCTATAAGAGATATACCAAAAGGAACAAGTATTTATGATTTGGCTGATAAAAATATTACTGATTGGATATCTTGGAGTAAAGTATCAACATTACCTATTGGAGTAATAAGATGTATTTATGATATGCAACCGCATATAGGAATACAGGCTAATGATAAAGATTTCGTTTGGAAAGAGGAACTTGGTCAATTGTGGATGTATACAACTGAAGGTTTGAATTGGCAGTGTAATTGGTTTTTCCAAAATCATTCTGATAATCCAAATCTTGATGTTTTTGTTATGGGTGATAGAGAGTTTAAATATATATCAAATCGTGATATTAAAGAGGGCGAGGAGTTGTTTGAAAGTTATGATAGCTATGTAGATGACTGGGAGAAAATAAATAAGAATGGGAAATCAAGTTAAATATGTAGATTTAGGTTTAGTATCAAAAGAAATGTATACTGGTATTTGGGAATATGGTAGTGTAATTGATATACAAACTCCAATTTTAATAAGATTTTCATTAAATGTTGAGAGTGTAATACTTTTTGGTAAATCTAAAGCAGACGTATCTCATATTATAAATTCTGATATAGGGAATGTGATACGAATATTTGAAATTGGTGGTGGGGTTCCCGACGGTAATGTTGGATATTATATAGAAGGTCCAAATGTTGATAATTTTCTTTTATATTCTTCGAATGATGTAAAACAATTATTTTTACAGACCATCCGAGAGTGTAGTTTTAAATTTGGGATTGAAACTTTTTGGAATGGTAGAAATGATGTATTTTTCAAAATTGGAAATAAACAAAAAAAATTCTTCGGAACTGGTTATGATTCTGAAAATGGCTGGCATGCAAATGATGGGAGTATAACATATAAATTTAATTCAGAATTGGCAAATAGAGTTAGAGAGTTAGATTATAAAAATGTACTTAAGCCACCAAAATTTGATACTGATGTCGGTGATGTAAATGATGTTATTGGTGGGCTATGGGAAGTAAATTCTGATATAAATAAAACAGAGTTTAATAATAAATTTTTAGAAATTTTGATGAAAAAACTTGGTGGTACATTAGAAAAAAATAATCTATCCAGTGAAGAATTACAACTACTTATTAGTAGAGGAAAGAAAAGATTAGAAGATGAAGAATGGCTGTTAAGAGGAAATAATGAAAACTTTATTTGATCACATCACACACATTACACAAAAACAGACTAAAGGTTATTGGAATTCTCTAAACGAAACAGAGAAGAAGCAGTGGTCTAATTATATGATACATAGGTTTCTATCTATGAAGATGGAATATGTTGATGTAGTAAATGAAATTCAGAGATACAATCTTAAACCAAAAGATTTATATAAATTATACACTAATATTCTTCCAAAGAAGAAAGAGTGGTTACGATATGTTAAAGGAAAAAAGACAATGAAATATGAAAAATGGGTAGTAGAAATAGTTGCAAAACATTACGAATCAAGTTTATCAGAGGCAAGAGAATACTTGGACGTATTCTACTCAACCGAACAAAACAAGGCAAATCTCAAAACCATATTACAAAAGTATGGATCAGATACAAAGGAAATTAAAAAACTAAACCTGCCCTAATGACAAGAGTAAATTATGAAACTCTCGGTAAACTCATTGATATAGATGAAAAGGACTTAGAGTTTGAAAGGGTTACAAATTCAATAGATGTAGTAGATAGAGAATATGGTGTAGAAGTCATATTCGATTACTATAGACGACATGGATTCCCCCACTACAAAATTCGTGAAGATGAAAAACACGAACACATGAGGAAACTCAAAAAGTTTGATGTTGATACAATATTCATAGACAATCAGATAGTTCAGACTATGCATTGTTTAAGATTGGCTTGGTCATATTTTCCTTTCTTTTGGGAAGTTCAATGTGGTAATTCTATGAACTCACCAATGGAAACCTTTTTAAATGATGATAAGTTTAAGGCTACCATTAAAAAGTGTTGGACTTGGGAACAGAAACATTATAAAGGTGAAAATCCAAATTCTACAAGCACCAGGTTTCATGAAAATAGATTAAGACAATCAATTAAGATTTATAGTGGAACTCAATCCGTGAGTAATTTCAGACCAACGGCAGCCAAACTCATCTACGAGAAGTTTGGTGGTGATGGAGTGATATGGGATCCATCAAGTGGTTGGGGCGGTAGATTACTTGGATTTTTATCTGCAAAAAATACCAAACATTACATAGGAACTGAACCATCTACGAGAACTTATAATGGTTTGTTAAAAATGAGCAAAGATTTTTCGTATTTAGGAAAAAAAGTTGATATATATAAACAAGGAAGTGAGGATTTCATTCCAAAAAAAGAATCAATCGATTTATGTTTTACTTCACCACCCTATTTTGATACCGAAAAATATTCGGATGAACCCACACAAAGTTATAAAAAGTTCCCTACTATAGATGAGTGGGTAAATGGTTTTTTAAGAAAGACCATAGAGAATTGTTATTACGGATTAAAAAA